AAAGGCTCACGTCCTAGCCCTTTCAATCTCTAGGAGATATGCTATGGCAGAACAACTATTTTTTAGCAGAGACTCGAAGATGTACATCGAGTTTAACAACGCAGTGTGGGAGGTTCCTGTGCTCGATGGTTTCAGTTTCTCGCAATCTACTAACCAATCCGAAATCTCCCTTTCGGAAATGCAAGGTGCAGACGGCTTGAGCCGACGAGGTAACAGGGTGTTTACAGACTCTCTTGCCCCGGCAGAGTGGTCTTTTAGCACTTATGTACGTCCTTATAAAGTCGGTACAGAAAGTCACGCGGTCGAAGAAGCGCTCTGGGCTGTAATGGCAGGTGCTGACCGATACATTGATCTTATGGCAGACAATGGCATAGGAACTATAAATGCAACAGGTTCCATAACAGGAGCTACAGCCGGAACTTATCGCATTACATCAGCAAACTCAACTGTTGCTGCAAATAATGCAGGTTCGGCAAATACTACAGCAGCCGGGTATGAGCTACTTCTCACTGTATCTAATGCAACTACATATGCAGTTTCAATTGTTCGAGCAGGTGAAGGTTTTGCAGCGAATGATGATATTACAATTCCTGCCAGTGTTCACGGCGGCTCAGGCGCTATCACAGTAGAAGTAGCTACTCTGAATGCAAAAGGCGTTATTAATAGTTTAAGTGTTACCACTAATACTAGTGATGGTACCAACGGTACTTATACGATTACCTCACAAAACTCTACAGCAAGCGGTACTGGTGTAGCATACGATATTGATATTACAATATCAGGAGGCGCAGTTCAGACAATTAATGGAACAGCAAATAGACAGATTATTGATGGTGGTACTAATTTTGCTGCATCCGAAACAATTACCATTCCAACTTCTGTTATAGGTGGAAGCACGGCAGTAGTTCTTACAGTCGGAGCCTTGGCTACCGGCGGAGCGGAAGATGCCGGCCCTAACTTCTATCGTGAAGTAAACCCTGATACAAACTCTACTCACGGCCCTGCAGTGGTACAGCCAGGGGATTCAACTACCATTAACTTCGGTCAGTCAAACCGATCAACTCTTGGAGAGTGTAACTTGTACTTTGTAATGGAAACAAGTGCTACAAACCCAATGGTGTATAAGCTTCAGAATGCAGCATTTAATGAAGCTTCTCTTGACTTTGAAGTAGATGGTATTGCAACAATTAACTGGTCTGGCTTTGCAAAGAATATTATTGATATGCAGAGCTCAACTACAGCAGGTAGCACTGTTACAGTTCAAGCAACTAAAACCATCAGCGGCAAAACGGCAGGTGATGTAATTCTTGACAGCTCAGACGGTCTAAAGCTGGGAGTTGCTCAATCTGCAACTGCTGCAAACTTTGCAAAAGATACTGGAGTAGATTCAACGGCTACCTTTATTCGTAACCGACTTACTCAGTTGCTTGTATCTACCTCAGATACAACAGCTTTCCCGAACGCTTCAATTAGTGGCGGAACCGGATCTTATAGCTTGACACTGACAGGTGGAAATATTACTATTTCAAACAATATTTCATACCTTGTACCAGAAGAACTCGGTGCTGTAAACATTCCAATTGAGCACGTAACCGGTGGTCGAACAGCTTCAGGTAGCTTTACTTGTTACTTGACATTTGATGCTGACAAGCAAGGTACTTCAGTAGACTTGTTCAACGATATGACAGCTCCAGGCGCAGGTCTTGGTCTAGAAAAAGTTGTAAACGACTTTGCAGTAACCTTCCAAGTTGGTGGTGCTGTATCTGGTCAACCACGACTTGATGTTACGATTCCAAAGTGTCACATCAACGTACCAGCTCACTCTATTGAAGACGTTATCTCGGTAGAAACAAACTTTGCTGCGTATACAGATGAATTTAACGTTGCAAACGAAATCGAGTTGACTTATCACGGAACCGCTATCTAATATATTTTAGATTAAATAAAAGCCCGCTTCGGTGGGCTTTTTCTTTTATGTACCAAAAAAAGTTCTTGACTTTTTACCCCTTCTCCCTTATAATTACAAAATATAAATTCATTCAAAAAAAGGAACCACAATGTCTGATACCCCTATCTCTTTAGCAAGTCTTATGACTTCAAGCAAAACTGTTAATATTGATTTTCCAGGTTATTCGGGAATGCAAGTCTCTCTTTGTTACTTAGCAAGAGAAGAACTACTCAAACTTCGTAAACGATGCGTAAGCACGAAATTTGATAAAAAAACTCGACAGCCTGAGGAAGTTTTAGATGAAGATAAATTTCTCGTTGAATACTGTAAATCAGTAATTAAAGGCTGGTCGGGACTGAAATATCGTTACCTAGAAGAGCTTCTTTTGGTAGATGTAGGAGACCTAGACCCGGACGATACTCTACTGTATACTCAAGATAATGCTGAGCTTCTAATGAAAAACTCTACTATTTTTGATGGCTGGGTTACGGAGGCAGTCGCTGATCTTGAAAATTTTACTGGGAACAAATCGAACGAGTAGGATCGTTATTAGATCGATTTGTTCGTGAAGCAGACTCAAAGATAGATGTAGATAAATACTTACTTGTCTGTGAACAACTAGGCGAAGAGCCTGACCCTGCCAAAATGCCGCTCGAAACTTCGTCATTTCCTGAGGAAGTTCAAGTGGCATTTTTTATGTTTAGCCTATTACCAGATCACTACGAAGGTATGAGCGGAACATACATGGGAAAGTATTGGGACGGTATAGATTACTTTTTTAAGCTGTACGATGTTGAAGATCCTAGAACTACTTTGTTTTTAATGAAACTATACGAATCAAAGATAGTAAATTATAGAGCAGAGCAAGCAGATAGAAAGCGTAAAGCAGAAGAACGAAAATCAAAAAGCGGTGGGAAAAACTACACCCATAATGTGAAAGGTTAATGGCCGATAACAAAATTACTATTGATATTGAAGTTAATGGCAAGATGCAAAAGGCAACCTTGTCCACGAAAAAGCTTCGTAAGCAATTAGACGAATTAGAAGGTACCCAAGATAAAGTAACTAAAGGTGCGTCTAATCTCAGTCGAAATATGCAAGGAGCGAGTAAGCGAACTTCAAATACTACAAAAGAATTTTCAAAACTTCAGCAAGGAATGGGAGGAGTTGTAGGTATCTATGCTACAATTGCTGCTCAGGTATTTGCTGTTTCTGCTGCGTTTCAGTTCTTAAAAAATGCTAGTGATGTAACAAATCTTATTGCAGGTCAAGAGGCTCTTGGCTCTATAAGTGGCGTAGCTTATAAAACTCTTACTGCGGGTATTCGAGAAGCAACAGCAGGACAGATATCATTTGCGGAAGCCTCAAGAGCAGCAGCCATTGGTACTGCCTCTGGATTAAATCCAGAGCAATTAAATGGTTTGGCAAATGCTGCAAAAAATGCATCAATAGCATTGGGAAGAGATCTAACAGACTCATTTAATCGTTTGATTCGTGGTACAACAAAAGCAGAACCAGAACTGTTAGACGAATTAGGTATTGTACTTCGTTTAGATACTGCTCTCGGAAAGTATGCACAGCAGTTAGGAAAAAGTGCAGGAGAGCTTTCTGCTTTCGAAAGAAGCCAAGCAGTAGCAAATGAAGTATTAGAACAAGCAAATACAAAGTTTGGTGCTCTTGAAAAGAATCTTAAACCTGGCACATTTGCTCTGAATCAGTTTCTAAATAGTTTTGATGAACTTATAAATGCCTTTAAAGTAGGCGTTATTGACACATTACGACCTGTTTTTGTGTTTCTATCACAAAATACAGGAGCTTTAGCAGCTTCTTTAGCACTGTTTGCTCTTCCCATTGCAAAAGCAATAATTCCTAATTTGGAAGACTGGAGAGAAAGTGCTGAAAAAACTTTAGAGGCTCAAAAAGGTAGATATGCTGATCTTTCAAAAGAAGCAAAAGGATACTCTCTTGACTTAGCTACTTTAGGAAAAGAAGAAAAAGAAATAAGAAGACAAGCTGATGAAGCTGCAAAAAAAGCTGGGGGACCAAAAGCAACAAAAACCACCGGAGCTTTAGCATTTTTACAAGGCACTGGAGATCAGACTGCAGCACAAGCTAAAAATGCGGATAAAGTACTTAAACATGCTGAGATGCAAATAGCTACAAGTGCGAAAAAGAGAACTGGTATTCTGAAGCATATGAATGCTCAGCAAGTTGCTGATATGCGTAGATCTTATAATTTACGAATGACCATTCTTAAAAAGCACAATGTAACGGAATTGAGTAATCTTAAAAAATTATCTCTTGCCCATAAAATTGCTGCGGCTAGTATCGGTGCAAGTTACCAAAAGATGGCTACTCTTGTATCTAGGGCTTCTATTCAAATGTCAAGAGTCATGAATGCTGCATTTGCGGCGACAGGTATTATTGGGCTAATTTTTCTAATAAAAGATTTAGGAAGTATGCTTTTAGATGCTTTTATTCCTGGTAGAAAGGCATTAAAAGAGTTGCAAGATGAGGTGGATGATACTGCAAAAAGCTACGATACTTTAACAAAAGAATTAGTTGGCATTAAAAATGCAATGAGAGATACAGATGTATCTTTAGTTCAACGTTTAGAGCAATTAGCTAATGCTGCAAATACTGCTAATTTAGATAAACTTATACAAGATTTTAAAGACTTAGAGAATGCAAAGCCAGGAGTAGAAACAGATAAGTTAAGAGCTTCTTTAGAAGGAACTTTAGATGAAGTTACAGAAATTAATCCTACTCTTGGCGAATTGACGAGAAGAGTAATTGAAGGCGGTGAAGGAGCAGATGAAGCTAGAAAAGATTATCTAAACTATAAAAATATGCTTATAGAGGCAGGGGCCGCACAAAAACAACTAGCAGACGCATCAAGAGCCACACAAGCAGAACTAGATAAACTATCAGAGAGTGCAAAACCAACTTCTGTTTTAGATGGTGTTAATAGCCTTTTAAAAGCAGAACTAGCGCTGAGTGATGCTAGAATCAAGGGATTAAACGCAAGTATTGATGCTTCTCAGGCAGTTAAAGAGGCCAAACAAGCTGAATTTGATTCTTTTGTTGGAGAAGCTGCTCCAGCACACGGTAACGAAGGGGACCGAGCAAAACGAGAAAGATTACAAAGAAATAAAGATGCTAAGCAAGCATTGCAAGATCAAATAGATGCGCAGGATAAAATACTTGCTCAAGATAATGCAATGCTGCTCGAAATTAACATGAGAAATCTTGAGTTAGAGCACTTTAATAAAACAATAAATCAAGCAGTTGAGGCAAATAGAGAATTTTTTGATATTTCTATTGAAAAAGGAAGAGAAGCAAATGCAATAAGAAGCAATGGTCTTTCCTTGCAAGGAAAACTTAATAATCTTAAAAGTGGAGAGTTAAAGGCAGAGGGAAAAGTAGCCCAGCTTACTGGAGCAAGAAATGTGGCTGCTCAAACACTAGCTGCGGCACAAGCAGAAACTGCTTCAGAGCTGCAAAGAAGGAATATTCCTAATTTACAGCAAGCGTTGGCCCTAGAGGAGCAGAAATTAGCAGTAGCACAAAAAGATTTAGAGTTGCTCCGAGAAAAGAATACACTACAAAGCCAGTTAGCTGTAATTGAATCCCAAACTCAAGACATGGCCTTAGGCCAAAAAAGAATTGATATAGAAAAAGAATTACTTTCTGTTACACAAAAAAGAATAGCCACACTAGGACAGATAGCTGAAGCAAATAAAGCAGACGCAGCGAGACAGATAAAGTTAGAGGCAGAAAGAAGATCTGTAGGCAATCCATTCTTTGATCAAGAACAGTTTATCCGCAAAGAAACACTTGAGCTAGAAAAAAGCACTCTGGAACAAAGAATAAATCAAGCTAGGTTAGAATCTCAAATAAAAAGGGATCAAATTAATTTAGAATTTAAACTTAATAAGGCAAAAAGACAGCAAACCATTCTGGAGTTAGAGAAGTTTAAACAAGAGGAAGTTGCAAGATTAAAAGAAGCAGGCAGAGGAGGAGACTTAGTTTATACTGTTACTAGTATAAATAGTTTAATCAATGATTTAGAAAGTATAGACTTTAAAGGCCCAAGAGATGCTGCGCTTGCTCTTGAAACAACTCTTTTAAACGCAAAAGAAGCAGAGATGAGGGGAGTCGTATCAAGCCTAGAAGTGGCAACAGAAAAAGCCGAAGGTATAAATCAAGTATTAGAAACTGCAGGCGGCGCCTTTAGAGATGGTCTAGGAGATGCAATCGGAGCAACTTTCGATGTAATTACAGGTAAGACTAGTAGCCTTAAAGATGCGCTTGCTGGAATAGCTCAGGATGTATTACAAACTGTTCAAGATAAGTTTATCGAAGAAATGTTTGTACGTCCAATCATGGAAAGTGGATTTTTTGGAGATCAAAAGAAAGACTTCACTCCTGAGCAAATCGCACAAACAGCTCAACAAGGTGTACAGCAAGGCATCGTTGATGGAGGTAAGGCTTTAGCTACAGAAGTTAAAACTGCGGCTGAAGGCGTTGCTGAAGTAATAAAAGAAGGCGGTCGTCTTGCAGGAGAACAGATACAATCCTCGGGTTGTTTGAACCTATGTAAAGATGAACAAACTGTTTCTCAAAGAACGGGCATGGATACAGGAGAAGTCACTGCTGCAACTATTCCCGAAGAAACAGTAAAAAGTGCAGATGTACTACAAGAAATTACAGTTCCAGAAAGAGAAAAGAAAAAAGATGCAGATGGCAATATTATAGGAGAGGATGGCAATGCTGGAGAAAGTCCTTTAGATGGATTGAAAAGTGTTTTAGGAGAGAATATTGCAGCTACGGGTTTGTTAGTGGGCACTGTGTTAGGAAATACAACAATCGGAGAAAAGATACAAAAAGTTAGTGCCGCATTGCTTGCTATTGATATGATCATGAAAATACTAGCAAAACTAGGATTAATTTCAGAGAAGGCAAATACTACTGCTCTTATCGCAAATACAGCAGCTACTCTTAAAGCCGCCGCTACCAATCTTTTCTTTAAAGATGGAGGTCTGGTTTCAGATAAAGTATCGGCTTATAATACCGGAGGCATTGCAAAAGGCCCCCGCTCAGGGTATCCTGCAGTTTTACATGGAAACGAAGCAGTAGTTCCTCTGCCTGATGGAAGAACCATTCCTGTAACTATGCAGGGCGGTGGTGGAGGCCAACAAAATAATGTTACTGTAAATGTGAATGTAGACAATGAAGGAGGAGCTTCTTCATCAGTATCTCAAACAGATGGTAAAATGGCCTCTGAGTTAGGAAATCTAGTAGCAGTAGCGGTTCAAAAAGAATTGCAAAATCAAAAAAGATCGGGTGGAATACTTAGCCCCTACGGAGTAGCATAATGCCAAAAAGAGCGTTTAGTTTTACTATACCGAAACCTGTAACAAGCACTACCGCGGGACAGCCAGGTGTTGCGGGTACTCCAGAAAGATTAATGTATGATGATTTAGGTGCAAAGTATCTTGATGCTGATTCAGGAGAGGATCGAACAGCTATTATTGCTTACAATTTTCCGAGCGGAGCTACAACAGCAGAAATAAAATTTGATAGAGGATTTTCTCGAACTAGAGAGCAAAGAATTTTAACTGCAAATTTTGGTGATGGATATGAACAAAGAGTTCGAGATGGTCTAAATCATATTGCAGAAAAGTTTACTGTTAATTTAGCGAATAGAAGGTGGGAAGAAATAGCTCTTATATCTTCTTTTTTAGATACTAAAACTCCTCAAAGTTTTCCTATAATTTTAGAACGAGAAACTCTTAAAGTTGTTTGTGATACTTACAGTGTAAATATAGGTCACGATGATGTTCAATCACTTTCTATGGAACTAAGACGAGTCTACTAATGAGTGAAATAATTGCAAGAGAAGTACAAAAGCTAGAGATGGCTCCGGACGAAGCTTTTGTCACTTTGTATGAAGTTGAGCTTACAGAAGGAGCTGAACCTTTGTACTTTCATTCAGAAAATACAGAAAATGCCATAAAATTTAATAACGGTGCATCAGGAACTCAACCAAAAGAGTACAATGCCTTTCCAATAGTAATGAGTGGAATAGAGATTAGAGGAGATGGAGCTCAGAATCGACCAAGTATAACAATTCCAAATGTTGAAAGTTTATTTAAATCTGGATCTGTTTTTGACAAAGATGTTACAGATAACAAAAATGATTTTCAATTAGATGATTTAGTTGGAAAAAGAGTAACTCGTAGGCAAACTCTTTCAAAATATGTAGAAGAAGTAGGAGTAGATACCACTAGAACCTCTCACTTTCAGTTTCCGAAAGCAACATATATTATAGATAGAATTGCTTCAAAAACTTCCATCGCTGTTACGTTTGAATTAGCAAGCCCTTTTGATTTGGCCGATGTAAAAGTGCCTAGTAGAGTTGTAACAGGAAAATACTGTCCTTGGGTATATAAACAATGGACTGAATCAAATACTAATGTCAAAAGTGCTTGTTATTGGAAAAATACTTTATCAGATGGTACAAATGATGTATTATTATTTTTTACTATTGATGATGAACCTTTAGTTCTCAAAGA